ATTTGAAACTATATTGACAGATATGGGTAATAAAGATATGTGGGCTAGTGAAGAGAGTTTTTTACAAGCACAACGAAATTTAAATAGTGTATTTAATAAAGGTGCTGGCTCAGATATATATGGGTTAAGTTCAGAACTTGCTGATGATGGTCTTGCAGTTTACAAAATACCATCGTGAGAAAGTAATTAGGTAAGTTATGGGTAGAATAAAAATAGAATTACCAAATGAGTCTTTCTATGTTGATATAGAGGGTGATACACCAACTGTTAAAGATCAAATAGCAATTAATAAACTTATTAGAGAAAGAAAAAGAGGTTTACCTCCAGCAACTCAACAACAATTATCTGGTGCAAAACCCGAACAAGAGTTCGACACCAAATCTGGAGTGCAGAATTTTAAATTAAGAAGTGCTTTAGCTACAGCAGAAAATGATGAAGAACAGGTCAATGTATTAAAAAAATTTGGTTTATCTGATGGTGATTTTGCCCGTGACAAACGAGGTAGACTAGCTGTAACTAAACAAGGTGGTAAAAAATTAGGAATTGATTTAGATCAGTCTACACTGATTGATGAAGAAGGACTTAGTAGATATGATTTTAGTGCTGACCTCTTAGGAGTTGCTCCTGAAATTGCTGGTGGTGTTGCTGGAGCAATAGCTGGTCAAGTTTTAATACCCATACCAATAGTGGGTGCTATGATTGGTGCTGGTGTGGGTACTGGTACTGGTAAAGCAGCAGAGGAATTAGGAGAGACAATCGCTGGAACACAAGCACAAACTTTTGGTGAAGTCGCTAAAGATGTTGGTAAAGAAGCTCTTATAGGAGCAGCGGCTGAAGGTGTAGCAGGAGTTGCGTTTAAAGGTATATCTGCTTTAAGTAAATCATTTAGTGCTGGTAAAAGTTTAACAAAGGAAGAATTAGAAACAGCAGGTAAATCTATTAGTATGGGTCTTAATCCTACATTAAGTGCTATAAGAGCACCATCGTTAGCTGCTAGAGCACAAGCTATTGGAGAAAAAATATTTGGTACATCTGATAGATTGAAAAAAAATAACGATGTATTAGCACAAAAAATGGCTGATTTTAGAGCTAAATTTGGAACATCTGCTCCAGATGATGCAGGAGGTGTATTGATAAAAGGTGCTGAAGATTTGTTTGCTTCTGCTGACAAAGCTACTAAACAAGCTCGAGAGTCAGCTATAAAACAAATTGATGATTTGATGCAAGGTCTTGGTGCGGCCGCTAAAAAAGATTCTAATGTTGATAATTTAGCGTTAGATTATTTAACAGAAGCTTTTAAAGCTATGGATGACATAAGTGAAGCAACATTTAAACCAATTGATGACGTAATCCAAGCAACCACTGGTAAAAAAGGTTTTTTAAGCACGGCTAATTTAAAATCATTAGCTAAAGATTTAGATGTAGAATTTAGAGTAACTAAAAAAACAAACCCAGATATAGAAGCATTAAAATCTGTTGTAAAAGAAATATCTAAAAATCCAATAGAATCTTTTACTCAGATGTATCGTACAAGAAAATCATTAAATGATTTACTTAGTTTAAAATACAGTACACCGAGTGGAAAAGTAACAACAACTGGTCGTGAACAAATAGAAAACGCTATTAAGATGATAGACAATATGTTCATGTCAAACAACGTAGAAGCTTCTATAAAAGCAGCTGGCAGAACTTTAAACAAAGCAGACAAAGAAGCTATTAGAAAAGCCGCTTCAGAATTGCCAAACGCTCGTGGTCAATACAAAGAATTTATGGACAAATTTGAAGATGTTGAACAATTGTCAGTATTAAAAAACTTTAGAGAACAAATAAAAGCTAAAAAGACAATTGATGCTGATGGTTTAGCCATGAGTTTTATAAAAGATAATAGACCAGACAGATTAATTAAATTATTAGATGTTAGTGCTGAAGCTACATCACTAGGTGGTAGAGAAAATTTTAGAAAATTATTAGCTGGTAATTGGCTAAGAAATGCATTGTCAAAAGGAAATATTAGTAATGCACCGTCTGGAACATTTAATGGTAAAGCTTTTTCAAATGCCATAGATGATTTAGGAGACACAGGTAAAGTTTTATTTGGTAAAAACTTTGATCAAATTAAAAAATTGTCTGATCAAATTGGCAGAACGTCTTTAACAAATATTAATGAAAATACAATTAAACAATTTGTTACAGAAGGAGCTGACGCTAATTTAATAGGAACATTACAACAAGTATTAAAAACACAAAAAGAACAAAGTGTTTTAAGTAAAGCAACAGCATTAAGAAATTTAGCTGAAGGTAGATTAAATTCAACTCAAGCGGCTGAGTCTATATCGTCAACAGCTACTACAGCATCTGATGTGCAAAGAATGATGACTTATTTTGCTAATGATGCAGTAGCGACTAATAAAATAAAGGGTTACTTTATGAACTCTTTGATTGATGATTTTGGATCAACTGCTTTTACAGATGCAAAAACATTAAGACAATTTGCAGACAGATTAACAAAAGCGGATGCGGGTGGTAAATTATCAGCAATATTTGGTGACACCGTAGGTAAAGAAATGTCTGAGTTTGCACAAATATTATCTTTTAATGCAAGAACAGCGGCTGGTGGTGATTTGGTTGCAGCTAATATAGCTGCTAGTCCTTTGCAAAATCTTGGTAAATTAGCAAAGTTTGTATTATTAGGAAGATTGTTATCTTCAGGTGGTTATTACAATCAAGTTCTTAAACAATATAATCAACTAGGTAATAAAGATAAAGCGGCTGGATTAGGTAGAATAATAGCTAGTGTAATTGGTAAATCTATGACACAAGCAACACCACAATTAACACAAGAAGGAATTAATGAAGCTGATAAGCAAGTGCAAGCTTTTATGGACAACACTGGCATGACGGATCAATTATCTCAACTCCAGCAGAATATATCAATCCCGAACAATTCTTCAAATTTAGCACAGGTAAATGTAAGTCAACCATCATCAAGTTTAGCAACAAATCCTTCTATTATTACCAATCCTAAAACTCAAGCATTAGCACAAACTTTAGCATTACGAGGTAAAATTTAAATGGATATATCAAAATTAAAAGATCAACTCATCATTGATGAGGGCGTAAAATATGAGACTTACCTCGATCACCTTTCCTTAAAAACTTGCGGCATCGGACACTTGTGCAGAGAGGATGAACCAGAATACGATTTAGAGTTAGGTGCAGAAATATCCGAGGACAGAGTTACAGAACTCTTTGAACAAGATATACAAAGTGTCATTATAGATTGTAAAAAAGTTTATGATGATTGGGATAACTTACCAGAAGAAGTAAAACAGATTGTAGCAAACATGATGTTTAATCTAGGCAGACCAAGATACAGCAAGTTTAGAAAACATATTCAAGCCGTTATGGATGGCAATTGGCAGGAAAGTGCAAACCAAATGCGAGATTCGAGGTGGTATCGCCAGGTAACAAACAGAGCTGAGCGTTTATGTAAACGTATGGAAGAGGTAGAAGTTTAATCTTTTATATGTAATTGTAACATTTGTGTTATCTCAACTACTAACCTCATAGCTTGTTTTTTAGATATTTTTATTCTTTCAAAATCTTCTTTTCTTCTAAGAATATTAATGTAAATAGGATCATCTTTACCTTCTTGTGTTGCATATACTATTGGTTTTTGATCCATCATATTAACTTATATTAGATTTAGCAGAGCCTAATCCAAGTTCAGAAATATTATTACCATACCTTGCTTCGTATTCTTTTTTTACTAAATTAGCTATTTGTTGACCAACTTTGCGATCTTCTTCATCTGCAATTTTTACCAATTGTTTATATGTTTTTATTCCAACACTAACACTTTTCCACTTTTCATTTGATGCCATTTGTTGTACCCTTTCTAAGATATGCTTAAAAAAACTATACACTATCCCACACGATATGGGAAGTATAATAAATATAACGCTAAAAAAACTGAGTTTATGGGATATAAGTTTGATTCCAAATGGGAAGCAGAGCGTTATGGTCAACTTGCATCTATGCAAATGGCAGGGATTATTGAGAATTTAGAAAGACAAGTTAAGTTTGATATTATAGTAAATGACTGTAAAATATGTAAATATATTGCTGACTTTGTTTACATATTAATACAAGAAAACGGAAAAAAAGAAAAAATTGTTGAAGATGCGAAAGGTGTGCAAACATCTGATTTTAAACTAAAAAAAAAATTAATGAAGGCTGTTTTTGATATAGAAATAAAAATTTCTAAAAAAAGTAGTTGACATTGTTATGGGAATTTCCCATATTAACAAAGCACACATAATTAGAAATATTAATTTTTAAGAGAAAGGAGGTCATTATATGACACAAGTTAGATACGTTGATGAGTTTAATTTAGCTTTAACACAAGCTAATTTACAAAAGGAACTTAAAGAAGCTCAAAAAAAGGTTCAAGAGTTTAATAAGTTTTTGGAAGATCGTTACTTAGATAAGGCTAAAGAAAAGCTTAATGAAGAAGGAAAAGATTTTGGTACAACTAATATCTTTGATGGCAATCAGAAAGTTAAGGTTGAGTTACGTAAGAAAGTTGAGTGGGATCAAGAACAACTCACTAATTATCTTAATAACCTTACTACTGAGGAAGCTAATCATTTAGCTAAATTTACTATTAGTGTTCCCGAAGCTAAGTTCACAAATGCTTTACCCGCTATGCAACAGAAATTAAAAGAATTTCGTACAGTTTCTTTGCAAGGTGTAAAGGTAACATTTGAGGGAGATGAATAATGTTAAATATTATTTCAGCCGAAAAAAGAATGGCAGAACAAAGAGGTCATAAAATGGTTATCGTTGGCCCAAGTGGAGTTGGTAAAACTTCACTTGTGCGAACAATGGATTCAGATAGAACTTTGTTTATGGATTTAGAAGCGGGAGATGCGGCTATTCAAGGTTGGCCCATAGATGTAATTCGCCCTAGAACTTGGCAAGAATGTCGTGATTTTGCTTGTCTGCTTGGTGGTGCAAACCCTGCTATAAATGAAGATCAAATTTATTCTGAAGCACATTATGACTCTGTATGTCAAACATATGGTAGTCCAAAAGAATTACTTAAAAAATATGACTCAATCTTTATTGACAGTATTACTGTTGCGGGAAGATTGTGTTTTCAATGGTGTCAAAGTCAACCCGATTGTAGAACATCGAATGGTCGATTAGATACAAGAGCTGCTTATGGTATGCAAGGCAGAGAGATGATGGGGTGGTTAACACATCTACAACATATAAGAGATAAAAATGTTATATTTGTAGGCATCCTTGATAGTAGGACGGATGATTTTGGTCGTCCTATTCATGACCTTCAAATTGAAGGTTCTAAAACAGGTCGAGAACTTCCGGGTATTGTAGATGAAGTAATTACTATGGCAGTAATGCCGGGTGATGAAAATACTCCTGCATATAGGGCATTTGTTTGTCAAACATTAAATGAATGGTCTTATCCTGCAAAAGACAGATCGGGTAGATTAGATTTAATAGAAGAACCACATCTTGGTAAACTATTGCAAAAAATGTCTGTTGATAATCCGATTGATAATCGACCACTAAATTTTGATCTAGCAAATAAAGAAAGTGAGGTAAAATAATGCTTAATTTTAATGAAGTACAACCCGATAACAGTACGGGGGAATTTGAGTTAATTCCAAATAATACAGTTGCTCGTGTCATGCTTAGTTTACAAGGTGGTGACACGCAAATACCAGAGTTTGGTCAAGGTAATTTTTTTAAGTCTAGCCAAACAGGTAAAAGAGCAAAATGGCTACCACTAGAATTTACTATTATAGGTGGTGGACATAATGGACGAAAAGTCTGGCATAGACTATTTGTCGATGGCGATAAGATGTCAGAACGTGGAGTTCCTGTAGCCAAAGAGATTGGTTTAAGAACGATGCGTTTGATAATCGAAAGCTCTAGGGGAATCAATCCCGATGATAATTCACCACAAGCCCAACAGGGCAGACAGCTTAATAGTATTGAGCAATTAAATGGTATGGAATTATGTATTAAGATTGGTATTGAAGAAGGCACTAATGGTTACGCAGATCGTAATAAATTAATTGCACCTTTAACTCCTAATATGCAAGGTTATATTGCAGGAAGTGTAACTAGCACTACACAGCCTAACACTGCACCACAACCTAACGTCAGCCAAGCTGACAATAATGTACCAAGTTGGGCGAAATAACTTTAACTTTGAGAAAGGAGGTCAATTATGACATCAAAAAAAGAGACTAAATCAACAGGTTTAATTGTTGAACAATTAAAGCAATCTGAAATTACTTTGAAGATTGTTGGTACGGGCCCATTAATTTATAATTCAATGTCTTTAAAGGCTATGAGCACATTGTTTATGGGAGCCGCTAAAAAAACAGCCGCACAAAAGAAGGATATTAAACACAATCCAGAAGAAGAGTTTGTGGATAGTTGTTACGTTAATGGTCAAAACGGTGCTTTTTTAAGCTTTCCTTCCACAGGTATCAAGAGAGGTATGGCAACTTCTGCTCTTGAAACTGAAGGTGTAACTAAAGCAGGTATTAATCGTGGTATCTACGTTGTAGGCGAGCACATTAATATCTGGGGTAAGCCTTATATGAATATGTCTGTAGTTCGTTCTTCTGATATAAACAGAACTCCAGATATTCGTACCAGAGCTAAATTACCTAGATGGTGTTCTGAAGTTACTATTCGATATATTAATCCTACCTTTAGTCAAAGAAATATTACTTCTCTATTGACTAACGCAGGAACATTATGTGGTTTAGGCGATTGGAGAATTGAGAAAGGTGGCCCTATGGGTGGTTATAAACTCTTTACTTCCTCAGATCAAAAACTTTGGGATGAGTTGACCAAAGAAGAAGGTGCTACTTGTCAAAAACTTGCTCTAGAAAATCCAGAGATTGAGTCACATGATAATACAAGTCATCAATTATACGAAGCAATGCAAGAAGAAAGAATTAAAAGAGCTTCTCTTCTGAAAGAAGTTGCATAGTATGGGAAAAAGATTTGGTAAGAAGGATCGTGAAAAGATAATCAACGATTACCTTAACCAGACAGGCAGGAACAGTTATGTTCCTGCTGAGTTTGTCGAGTGGATAAAAGACAATCCAGAGCATCCTGTTTATAAATTGTTCGGTTTTGACGATGATGCAAAGATGGCTTTAAAGTATCGTATTCAGATGGCTAGACAATTTGCTACAGGTTGTAAAATTACAGTTCAATATAGAGATTTACCAACAGAAAAATTAGACGCAAATGATTCAATTATAGTTGAAGATGCAAAAGTTGTTCGGTTTCCTACTTATATTTCTCCTATTGATAATCGTGCACAAGGTGGTGGCTATCAAAGATTTGATTTAGAAAACCCAGAGGTTGTTGCTGAATTATGTCGTCAATCTTGTAGAGAATTAAGAGCATGGATTAATAGGCATGATGGTATCTGTGCTTTAAAAAATATTGATATTGAGTCACTTAAAGAAGTTGTTGACTTATTAGAATCAGAAAGTGTTTCTAGCGAAGCTAGTTAATGTTCTGTGTCGTGTCGAGGTGGGGTCAGGTCAGTTAGGATAGTCAGCGTTGCGTTATGTTAAGGCAGTTCAGATGGGTTTCGTTGTGTTTGGGCGAGGTATGTTACGTTTCGGTCTGTTAAGGCAGTTCAGCAGGGGTTGGGTTTTCTTGGTTCAGTTAGTTTCAGTTAAGGCAGTTATGGTGCAGTTCGTTTGGGTCGGCTAGGGTTCTCTTGGTTAAGTTCTTTTATGTTTCGGTATGGCAGTCGAGGTGCGTTCAGGTCAGTTGCGTTGCGTTGCGTTTCATTACGTTTAGGCAGTTGTGGTCTTGTTAGTTCGAGTTGGTTGCGTTACGGCAGTTATTGTTGGGTGAGGTGAGTTCCATTCAGGTCAGTTGCGTTGCGTTGTGGCAGTTGGGGTGAGTTGCGATATGTTATTTTGGGGTGCGATAAGTTCAGGCAGTTCAGGTACGTTGTGTAAAGTTGAGTTGTTTTATTCTGTGATCTGGTGAGTTGAACAGTGGTGAGTTAAGTTCAGGCAGTTGAGATATTGTATGTAGGGGAGAGGTGCGATTAGTCATGTTTAGGCAGTTGGGTTTCGATATGTTGAGGTTGGCTGAGTTAGATTGATTTGGGGTGAGTTAAGGCTGTTCTGGTAAAAAACGGCTTGTTTTAAAGGCTGTGAGAGGGTGCAATTGACATATCCGTGTATGATTGTACCCTGTAAATATAGAGTTTTTTGAGTTTCTAGCGTCAGACCTCCGTGTGTGCTAGAGCTACGTTTGGGAAGTACGTAGGACGCAAAACTTCCCACATAAAAGAGAAAGCGAGGTAAAATGTTATTAAGACCGTATCAAGAAATCGCAGTTAATTCTGCATCGGAAGCTTTAGATAAGCATGGCAATACTGTTGTTGTTGCTCCGACAGGTGCGGGTAAAACGATAATGTTGTCCTCTCTTATTGGTAAGCGTTACAAATCACGGAAAAATGTTCTGGTTCTCCAGCATAGAGATGAGCTGGTTAATCAAAATATAAGTAAGTTCCAGCGTATAAATCCGAACATATCTACTAGCATAGTCAATGCTGAACAAAAAGATTGGGATGGAGATGCTGTGTTTTCGATGGTGCAAACACTATCAAGACCGAAAAATTTAGATAACATGAAAAAAATAGATATGGTGGTTGTTGATGAAAGTCATCACATTGTTGCAGATACTTACACTCGGATTATTAACCATGCTAAAGAAGTTAATGATAAAGTTGAGATCGTTGGGTTCACTGCTACGCCTAATCGGGGGGATAAGAAAGGTTTACGTCAAGTCTTCACCAATTGTTCCCATCAGATCGAAATATCAACACTCATTCGTGAGGGTTTTCTTGTCCCCCCAAAAACCTACGTCATTGACGTGGGTGTACGTTCTGAATTACAAAATGTTCGGAAAACAGTGGTTGATTTTGATATGGATCAAGTAGCTCGTATTATGAATAAACGAGCAATCAATCAACGTGTAGTTGATGAATGGCTGTCAAAAGCATCAAATCGTAAAACAGTTGTATTTTGTTCTACTGTTGCACACGCAGAAGATTTATGTGATGAATTTATAAATAAAGGAATACGAGCAGAAATAGTTACTGGTGAAACAGACAAAAATGTTCGGTCTAATATCCTGAATGATTTAGCTAATGGTGATGTTCAAGTTGTAGTCAACGTAGCTGTTCTTACAGAAGGCTTTGATGCACCACCTGTATCCTGCATTGTTTTAACTCGACCCTGTTCTTACAAAGCTACTATGGTTCAGATGATTGGTAGAGGTCTTCGTACCATTGATCCAGATGAATACCCGAACATAATTAAAACAGATTGTGTCGTATTAGACTTTGGCACATCTGTTTTAACACATGGTTCATTAGAGGATGATGTCAATCTTGAAGGATCAGAATCAGATTTACAAGGTCAAGCTCCAGAAAAAGTTTGTCCAGAGTGTAAGTCTGTTGTTCCTTTAGGGGTTCGTGAATGTCCTATTTGTGGATTTGAGTTTGGTCAGAACCAAGACACAGATTTAGAAGAATTTAACATGACAGAGATTGACTTAATTGATCGTTCTCCTTTTAGATGGATGGATTTATTTGGTACAGGTAAATGTTTATCTGCAACGGGATTTAATGGTTTTGCACTTGTTGCTGATATTGGCGAATTGTCTTGTGGTATTGTAAAGCGTTCTGGTGGTCAATTAAGAATGGTTAGTATTGGAACAAAGCAACAAGCTATTGCATCTGCTGATGACTTTCTTAGAGAGATTGAAGATGGTAACAGTGCCAAGAAAGGTAAAAGATGGTTGAATGAAAGAATAAGTGATAAGCAAAAAGATATGTTGTCAAAGTCAGGTGTAGTAATATCGGGTTTTGATTTTTCTTGGACTAAATATAGAGGTGCTTGTTATCTTAATTATCTTTGGAATAAAGATAGAATAGATGCAATGATCAATAATGTTATAAAAAAGGATGTAGCGTAATGTCTGTAGTAGAAGTAAAGATGGTAGTTAATAGTAATGGCGAACCAGATAATATAAATTTTTTTACATCTATAGATGTGAATGGTTCAGAAGATGAGATAATCGACAGAATTACTAAAAAGATTGATGATATGTTAGATAAAATTCCTGAAGAAGATTTTCCAGAATCAGGATATGCAATTGTTTTGTGGCAGGGAGATGAATTGTTTACTTTCTCTTTCATAACAATAAAAGATGAGAAAGGAGTTGGTTTGCAATGGAGAAATCACATGGTGGACTCGGAGAACGATCCGACAATACACTAAAGAAAGTTGGAAAATTGTTCGGTCAAATTGGCTGGAACAAGAAGTTTACGGAACTTGATGAACAAGATGTGTTATATTTGATCATGTCTATACAAAGAATGGAAGGAATAGAAAATGAACTTATCGAAACTTATTTGGCAGCAATCTGGCTCAAATTTAACATCAGTGACAAAGAAGCAGAGTTCCCATTTGGAAAAAACGTACAAGATGATACAAGAAGCAGTTGATTTATCAATACAAGATTATAATAAAAAGCAAAAGAAAAGAACTTATCTTGGTGCTTCTTCTTTGGGTGATGCTTGTTCTCGTAAAATACAATATAGGTATATGGGTCAAGAACCCGATAAAGACAGCGAGTTCAGTGCTAAGTTACTAAGAATATTTCAGTTCGGTCATGTGATTGAGGACATGGCTCATGGTTGGTTAACAAAAGCAGGATTTGATCTAAGAGCTACAGACAAAAATGGCGAACAATTTGGTTTCTCAATAGCAGATGATCAGGTCAAAGGTCATATAGATGGTGTAATTTGTTCTGGACCTGAGGGGGTAAAGTATCCTATGCTATGGGAGTGTAAATCAGCAAATGATAAAAGTTTTAATGAATTTGTTCGGAAAGGTGTAAAGGAGGTTAATTTGACATATGCTTCGCAGATTGCATTGTATCAGGCGTACATGGATTTGACAGATAATCCTGCTTTATTTACAGTGGTTAACAAAAATAATTGTGAAATTTATTATGAGTTGGTTCCTTTTGATAAAGCTCTGGCTCAAAAGACAAGTGATAAAGCGGTTGAAATTTTAACAGCAGTTAAGCATAATGAAATTTTACCCAGAGTTGCTATGAACTCTGATTACTTTTTATGCAAGAGGTGTGAGTTTATAAATAGTTGCTGGGAGAAACCCGAACAAGGTTAGTTGCTCGGGTTAAAAGGTGTATAGGAGTACAATATAATGCGTATTTTACCATTTGACAATACTAAATCTAGTATGTCAGCAAGTGAATTAGTCGAAGAGATTAGTCAAAAAGTACCAAGACAAGTACAGATAGATGTGCTTCGTAATACTTTTCCTCAAGGAAGAGTAACTGGTGATTTATTTACAATCGGATCAACTTCAGGAGAACAGGGTAAATCCCTGAAGATAGATATTAATCCAAGAAGTCCATACTTTATGAAAGGACAAGACTTCAATGGTGGTGTCGGGATCGGAGGTATCGTTAAGATATTGATGGAGGGTAGAGGTCTTAGGTTTCCTGAAATTAAAGAGATGTTTTCTGAGTATATAGGTGAACCTCAGAAATTTGTTCGGGATGAAACTTCTGAAAATCCAGTTAAAGTACAGATTAACAGACAAACACCTTACGATTCGGAGTATTTATACAAAAACTCAGACAATCAGGTAATTTGTTCGGTTCGTAAATACCTTGTTCGTGATGGTGCTGGCAATCCTGTATTAGATACACATGGTAAACCAAAGAAAGAGTTTAGGCAGTTTACTGGCGACCACCCATATCCTCGTATGCCTGATGTCAGACCCCTGTACAATATCCCGAACATTTCTGCTTCAGACACAGTAATATGGGTAGAAGGTGAGAAATGTGCTGATGCTTTAAATAATTTAGGATATACAGCAACCTGTACAATGGGTGGAGCGGGAATGTTAACAAAGAAATCAGCTTCACAGTATGATTTCTCTCCATTACAGGGTAAAGAACTTATCCTGTGGGCTGATAATGATCCAGCAGGTAAAAGATTAGCTGAACTTGTTCAGGAATTAGCCCTGAACGCAAATGTAAAATCAGTTAAAATGCTTACTTTACCTAAAGGTAAGCCAGAAAGATGGGATGTTGCTGATGCTATAACAGAAGGCTTTGACATAAATGAATTTCTAAATACTACAAACACTTTTACAAAACAAAATATTAATTTACTAGATGACAGTCTTCTTATATCTAGATTTGTTGGTTCTGCACCCGAACAAAAATTTATTGTAGATGGTACATTTCCATTGGGAGTACCGATCATATTGTCAGCCGCGGGTGATGCAGGAAAGGGTATGCTTACACTGGATTTAGCGATGAAGGTTACTGGTGCTTTTCCGATGCGTAATTCATTTGGGGGTAATGTTACAGAGTTTGGTAATGTAGTTATATTTACAGCAGAAGATGATGAAGCGGAGATGCATAGACGTATTGAACGTCTTGATCCAAACAATGAACGGTTTGATTATGAGAATGAGCTTCGGGTTGTATCATTACCTAATGTTGGTGGTGTGTTTCCTGTACTGCAAAGCGTACATGGTGAGCTAACAACTTCAGCAGAGTTCGAGCGTATATACGAACAAATATTACAGATTAATAACCTGAAGCTTATTATCTTCGACCCGTTAGCTTCGTTTGTTCACGCAGATGTGAACTCTGATCCAGCCGCTGGTGCAGCCTTGACAGGATTGATGTCTAAGATTTGTTCGGAAACAGGAGCGTCAGTGATGATGTGTCATCATATGACTAAGGTTAAAGATGATACAGTTATATCAACACCAGAACAAGCCAGAAATCTTATCAGAGGTACGTCAGCGATTGTTGATGGTGTGCGTTGTGCGTTTGCTTTATGGCAATTGGATGAGAATACAGCAAAACGTCAGTGTAAAGAACTGAACATAGAATATCAAAGAAACAGATGCTTTGATGGTGCAGTGGTTAAATCAAATGGCCCAGCAAAACGCCAGATAAGAAAATTTGTTCGGGATTTGGATACTGGATTGCTGGTAGATCGAACTGAAGATATGCTTCAGCTTAACTCTGGAACTAATCGGGATACCAGAAAGACTGCACTTTATGAATGGATTAGTCGTTGTGAACGTGAAGGCAGAGCTCTGTGTCAACAGGGCGGAGCTGATTCTTTAAATAGTAGGATGACTGATGCTGATGCACCAGAAGCACTGGCGAATCTATCCCAGCGAGTGCTTGATGGAATTGTTCGGGAACTGATTACAGAGGGTAGAATAGACAAGTTTAGTTTTAGTACAGCAGGAGGTCGTAAATGGCTTGGTACAATGAATGGTTCAATGAGTAGAGGAGAGTATGAAGCAATAACAGCGAGGGATAACATATGACAGATGCTTACTTGAGATACTACGTAAAGCATATAGATTGCGATTGGTGCGGTGAACAAACCAGAGGTCGGGTTTATAAAGGACGAACAGATGTCAGTTGTGGTTCTTGCGATAGACAATTAAAGGAGCTCGATAAAAAAGAATATATAATTATAAAAAAATTAAAAAAAATAGGAAGGTTACATTCGTGAAATTTTTATCAATATGTAGCGGAATAGAAAGTGCTAGTGTAGCTTGGGAACCACTTGGTTACGAATGTATAGGGGTATCTGAAATAGAGCCTTTTCGTTCCGCTGTTTTACAATATCATTATCCAGAGGTGAAAAATTATGGCGACTTTACGAAAATCGAAAAGAAAGACATCGGAGGACAGTCTCCAGATGTCCTTGTTGGAGGAACACCATGTGCAACCTTCAGCGTGGCAGGACTTCGGGAAGGGATTAAATCAGATAGAGGAAATCTCGCACTTGAGTTTATACGTCTTATTAAAAGACTTAATCCCACATGGGTACTTTGGGAGAATGTCCCCGGTGTCTTGTCATCTAACGAAGGAAAAGACCTTGCTTCCTTCCTTGGAGGGTTGGCAGAACTCGGGTATGGGTTCGCCTACAGGGTTCTTGACACTCAGTACATACGAACACAACGATTTCCAAGAGCAATCCCACAAATGCGAAGGCGTATCTTCGTTGTCGGACATTCTAGAAACTGGAGAAATCCAGCAAAGGTTTTATTTAACGGAGAAGCATTGTCATGGGATACTCCGCCGCGCAGGGAGAAAAGGGAAGAAGATACCCGAACAATTACGCATCGCCTTACAAGAAGCGATCAATACACTCAAGACGACATCGCAGGAACAATAGCCGCTCGGGATTATAAGTCTGCTACTGATTTAGTAGCTATTGCATCGGGTCATTCAAAGTCAAATGGCAGTGGATTAAATCAAAATGGAGCTATGTATACAATTACGGCTAATGATCATCATTCTGTGCTGGTCAGGAACCCGAACAATTCTCCCTGTGTTGTATTTGAACCCAGATCACCTGATGGAGGAGCTCCCAGAGTTAAAAAAGAAGAGGTTTCACCTACATTAACAGCTATGACAGGTGGTAACAGACAACCCTGCGTAGCTAGAAATACGATTGTTCGCAGGTTAACACCACTGGAGTGCGAAAGGCTTCAGGGTTTACCTGATAATTACACACAAATACCTTATAGAGGTAAACCAAAAGAAGAAGCTCCAGTATCAAAAAGATATGAAGCTTGTGGTAGAGCAATGTCTATCAATGTTATGGAATGGCTCGGAACAAGAATAAAACAGGTTCAAGACAATGATGTATAAGGTATTTGATTTTGCGTCTATTGATGATTTTGACAAACACATAGAGTTGTCGATCCCGAACTATTCTTCGTTAACAAAAATATTTACAGGTATCGGATGTGAATATGCTCAACCAGAGAGCACAGTCATCGACATTGGATGCTCAACAGGTCGGTTTTTATCCCAGATGCCAAAGGCTGACGATTGTGAATATATCGGAGTTGATAAACATAAATTAAAAAAAATACATTCAGGTTTTGGTTTCAGGTTAGGAGATGTAGAAGAAATCCTGCCAGCAGAGCCGAACAATATTTCAGTTATTATATCTATGTTTACGCTTCAGTTCCTCGGATCAGAAAAACGTAAGCGTGTGCTCAAGTTAATAAAAGAACGTATTAATCGAGGTGCAATATTATTGATTGCTGAGAAAGTATATCTGGATAATACAATCATACAGACCCTGATACACAAAATGCATATACAGGAAAAGCGAACAAATTTTCAAGATCAGGAGATTCTGGATAAAGATACCCAGTTGGCTGTTTCAATGTTTTGTAAAACAGAAAAAGAATTAAATGAAGAATTAAAACAATTGGGTAATGTATCTAAGATTTGGCAGTCATATAATTTTATGGGCTATGCAGTGGGAGGTAGAAAATGAATTGTTGGCATTGTAGTAAAGAATTAATTTGGGGTGGTGATCACGATATTGAAGAAGAAGAAGAGTCAGAATATAGTATGGTTACTAATTTATCATGTCCAGAATGTGAGAGTTTTGTTCTGGTTTACCTACAAAAAGAAAAAAAAGATAAAAAAAATAAAAAAACCGTTTGACATTGAATTATTGTTCCGATATAACTATCTTATATTAACCGAAACAAAGCGAAAGGAGTTATATTATGAGACAGATTATTATTGATAATGATAGAAAATTTGAGGTTGTTTATGACATTCCATTTAATGGTCGTACTAATGATATTGTATTAGGAAGTGCTTTTAATTCTCAAGTATTTGATCTTGATAGAAAAGATTTAATCAACGTAAGCAATCTTGATGTTGGCAAGAAAGTTATCACTAAAACATATGGCGATAACATTTTAGTTAGGAGGGTTTCATAATGAATAGAGCATTAGTAAAACGTATTGATATGGCTTTGCACGTACAAGAGTTATGTGCAAAGCATAACATCACAGTAAAATATCAATCTTTAAAAGAAGTGTTACCACGTTATTATGCAAATCAAAAAACTAGAACAATTTGCATTAGACCTACAAAGAATACGGGTTATTACGTTTCCGCTTTACACGAGATTGGTCACATTCTTGGTTCTAATCAAACATCTAATTATGACACGATTGAGAGAGAAATCGGTGCATGGAAGTTTGCTATGTGTAATGCTATTGTATGGACAGATACAGCCGATAAGATCATGAAGAAAGCTTTAATGTCTTACGGTATTACAGATGGTCAATATAGTGGCATTTTAAAAGAATGTGTTAGTTTTGCATTAACCGTTAGAGCCGATGAAATTAATAACAATAGTGAGGTGGCATAGTGTCCATAGAAAATGACGTAAGTTTTTCAATAAATTTGCTAGAGAAAACATTTAGCGATTTTAAGAAAGATGAAACAATAAATAATTTAGAGATGTCTTTAGATTATTTATGTAAAGCAGTTGGGCGGGATATATTTATTATTCCGCCTAAAGGAAAAAAACAACATATTCTCTATCTTAAAAAAGAGATTGGGAAAACATTAAAGTTGTTGAAAGGGTAAGGGGGAGTACACGTTATTCCTTTCGCATAAGGCAAGTGGGTATGTCTTTAACTATAGATCACATAAATAAAATTTCCCCCTATAAGGCATAGTTTTATTTTTAGTGTAAAAGATTGAGTGTACTTTAAATAGCAACAATCAAATCTGTAGAATACCCACACAAAGTTTTTAAGTTTTCGCTGACGGGCGAAATAGCATTGTGGCTGAATAATCTATGGAACGTAGATAAGGCACATCTTAGGGCTTAGCGGTTCGGTCTTAGCGGACAATAGGATGGTAGAACAGTGATCAGAATGGTAGTTCGATATACAGTTCTTGGAGGTATAACCAAACCCTTCCAATGCACCTAATAAGGAGAAGATAATGACAAAATTTAACGATGATTTTATAGAAGAAGTACAAAATTATTGGCACGAACACAAAAACGATATCAAATATAAAAAAGCAGGTGGTGTCCACAGACAAGTAACGATTGATAGAAAGTTTACTCTGGAGGATTTAGCCGAACATTTTAAGCTTACAGTTGGTCAAGCGAGAAGGATCGTCTACATAAAAGGTAAGAAGAGTGCTTGAAACAGCAACAGCTTTGGTTTGCATGAGTTATGCTATCTATTTCGAGAGCAGATCGGAGAGCACTTTAGCACAGTTGGCAGTTGCACAAACAATCTATAATAGAGTTAACGACCATAGATTTCCAAACACAGTGTGTGGAGTTGTTACCGATGGGTTAAGATACTCTTGGGATACAAGTAAAATTGTTCGGGATCAATGTGCTTTTAGCTTTTATTGTGATGGTAAACCAGAAAATATCAATGATGTTCGGGCTTATGATTGGGCTGAGTCGATAGCTTGGGTTGTCCTAAACGAACAAATTAGTATTGACGTTACCGATGGTTCAACACATTATCATGCTAATTACGTTAGCCCGTATTGGGCTAGTTCGTTTACTCAAACAGTGTGTATTGATACACATTGTTTTTATAGATGGGAGCAATAAATGGGCGAAGTTATAGCATTTCCTATTGGAAAAAATAAAAAGATGCAGGAGGATTTAGTTTTTGCACAAAAATTACGTTGTCCTCAATGCCAAAAATTAAAAGAAGATGATTGGTTTTATACATACAAAAATGGTAAATATTTATGTGTCGATTGTAGCTATGAAAATGGGGATAATGAGTACGAAACGTGAACAACAGGTTACGGGTTACGAAGTTACCACGGTAAGTAGATTGGTCGGTAACTTGTTAAGTGTCTGTTTTTGTTACGTTAATCGGGAAGTGGTTACGGTGGTTACATCTTGTTATGGTAAGTTAATTATGGGTGTTAAGTCATTGATTTTATTGCTACTTACCAACTTACCGAGACTTACCCCCTATAGGGGGTATAGGGGGGTGGTAAGTAACCCACCACCTCCCCCTATATTTTTTTTAGCGTTTAGCACGATAAATTGTTCGGAGTTAATGATTACGAAGGAGGAACATTTACACCGTGAGTAGCACATATAAAATAAAAAGAGATAAGACACATTCAACGTCAAGAGGTTGGGAGAAGGAACAGAAGAAACAATCGAAGGCAAAGGATAGAAGGTTTAACAAACAACTAACAAAGGAAAGACAATGAGTAAGGTAGGCGAAACACTAACGAAAGAACAGAGCAAAGCGGGATGGAAGAGACTGACAGCGAAACAGCAGAGGTTCTTGGATAACTTTATGTATCGGGATATGACACAAACAGCTTCAGCACGAGAAGCGGGATATAGTAACCCGACAGTCGATGCTGTTCGGTTGTTGCGTAACCCTGTGGTACAGGAGCGATATCAAGAGATGCGTATGGAAGCTAATGCGAGGTTCGGAGTGACTGTTGAGAAATCTGTTCGGGATTTATTGAAGATGCGTAACGAAGCATGGGAAAACGGTAAGATCGGAGAAGCAATACGTGCAGAAGAGCTAAGATTAAAGGCGACAGGACTACTGGTTAACAAACAGCACATAATGCACGAGGATATGAACGGACTTAATCGGGAGCAAATCCTTGAGAAACTGGAAGAATTTCAAAAATTAGCCCAAGGCAGGATGCGTAACGTCACGCCAGCAGAAGATGTTCGGGTGGAGATAGTCGATAGTAGCAAAGAGATGGGAGATTCTGGGAAATAATACGGTCCCAGCGGGCAAACGCCCAGCAGATGTTTCAAAATCCCAGCGTCCAGCAGAAATCCCGAAGAATTGTTCGGAATTTTTGGCTGGTAGGCAGGTCGGATCGGAGATTTTCTGCTCGGAGTAACATCCAGCAGGATTAACCCGAACAATTGTCCAAAAAAAACCCCAGATCGGGATCCGTGTCTGGGGTAAGTTTAATTCTCGGAGGAAATAATATGAGAATGTACCTGCAATCTACCTGTTCACCTGCATCCTGTCAACCCGAACAATTGTTCGGTGTACCTAAAAAAAAAAGCTGGGAGCGAACTCCCAGCTAATTCGTTTTTTTAAAATCCGTCATTCTGAAAATAACACCACACTTTTACATAAGCTCTTGCAAAATCTTTTTCTTCTTGTGAGATTTCCATAAAAGTAGAATTATTTTCTTTTCTTCTCTGAGGGTATCTAGATTTAATTTCAGAATCATTAATTTCGATGCTTTCAATTTCATCTGCCGATACAAGTGGTAATTTTTGTTCTCTACAAAAATCTTCCCAAATAGAGATTAATTTATCTTCATGTTTCATAAATATTCCTTTCGTTTAATTAAATATATATATAGTATACTGAAC